AATCGGTTTTCCCCCTGTCAACCCGCAGCCAACAGTCCACTTGATACACTTCATGCGTCAACGTGTGGAGGCTGGCGTCGTACCCCGCGCCGAACCACCGGGTGGGGGGGCTGTATATGTGGGTGACTATGACTTGGCGTTTCTGTGGCTCGTCTTTCTCGTACCACCCGGTGCCGAAGTACACGTCCTCGGCGGGGGGGTCCAGGATGCCCCAGTTGGACTCTATCATGTCTTTAATCTGTTCAGCCACGGTTTCGAGAACCATAGTGTCACCCGATCTCTACGGCGTGTAGACGGTACTTGTCCAGTATGTCTTTCTCGTTCTTTGTGAGTACCCTTGGGCTTCGGAACAGAGCTGAGAGTCCGCCGAGGCTTCCCTGCCCGGTTTCAAGGATGGGGGTTATGAGGTCGGGCATCATTTCGCTTCTTATCATCTCTCTCAGCGCGTTGCTGCATAGCTGGGCGGTGACGTACTGTATGTCGTGGGGGTAGGTGCCGTAGCCCCATGTGCCGATCACGTCTACGTTCTGTCTGCCGCGGCTGAACCTGTTGTTCTCGTATGCTATGTAGCTTTCATATATCTGGAAGTCTGTTATCGTCTGGGCGTCGCCGTCTATGTTGATGCCCGTCACGGCTATGAGGGGGAGCGGGAGAAGCCTGCTTGGCTTCGGGACGCCGGTTGCGTCTGTGTCCCTCTGGTTGCTGAACACGGTTAACCCGTGCGGATTTATATGTTGAACCGTCTTCCCTGAGCCGTCGAGCCGTATCGTGCCATGGTTCTCGTAGAAGTTGTGTCCCACATAGTTGTCCACCATGTCCTGAGCCTTCGGGATGAGAGTCCCCTCCACCCACGCAGAGTACTCGGCGTCCGAGTCGAAGCCCGCCTGCTGGTAGTTGATCTGACTGAATATGTCTACGTCCGTGCTCGTGCAGTAAGTCGTCACTTTTCACTCATCTCCCTGTAGTCCCACTTTGCCCCATTCTGGTAGAACCACTCCACCGTCCGCTCCAAGCCATCCATGAAATCAACCCGGGGCTTCCAACCCGTGAAACACCGCAGCTTCTTGTTGTCACATAGTAGCCGGTCAACGTCGTAGGGGCGCAGCTTATACGGGTCAACTTTGATGACAATCTCCTCGTCGGGGCGCATGATGTCGCCGAGCATCCACGCGATCTCCTCGATGCTCCACGTCTCACCGGATCCGCAGTTCACCACGTTCCCGGTAAGCACGTCGCACTCCATCACATCCACTAAGGCACGCGCCCCATCCACCACGTACGTGAAATCCCTCTCAGCGTAGATGTTTCCAAGCCTAAGAGTAGTACTCTTGCTGAGCTGCTCAATTATCTCGGGGATAACGTACCGCCACTTTTCCCGCGGACCGTAGTTGTTGAACATCCTGACGACGGCTGCGTCTACGCTGTGCTCCTTGTAGTATGTGTGGCATAGGGCGTCGCCGGCGTATTTGGCTACGGCGTAGGTGCTGTGCGGGTGTATGCGGTGGTTCTCGTTCATCGGTTTATTCGGGTCTTCCGCCGTGCCGTACACCTCGCTTGTTGAAGTGTAAACTACCCGTGTATCTGTCTTCCGCGCCGCGTTGAGCACGTTCAGTGTGCCCGTCGCGTTTGTCTCGAAGAACTCGTTGGGGTGGCTATAGCCGAAGGGTATGTAAGGGTACGCCGCAAGGTGGAGACAGTAGTCTGCGCCCTCCATATGTTTTTTAACGGCTTCAGGGTTTCTAACGTCCTGACGCGGGTCGTCGTATATGTCGAACGTCCTTACCTCGTATCCTCTACGGTTCAGCTCGTCAACCACGTGGCTCCCTATGAAGCCGCTGCTACCCGTTACTAACACTGTTTCCATTTTTAGGTTCTCCTAACTTTCTCTACTAGCCAGCTGCTTGACTGAATCTTCCCGCCGCCGACGCCGTAGATTATCTCGACGCCAAGCTCGTCGCAGACTTTCAGTTCTTCGCGTGGCATCGTGTCTCTTGTTCTGTCGCCCCCTTTACAGAATATGTCCGGCTTGTATTTGCGGATGCTTTCAGCCATCGTGTCTCCGCTCCCGACTTGTGGGAAGACGCGTTTAACCCCCCGTATGCTGAGCAGTATTTCTTTCCGCTCCTCGTATGGCATAAAGACGTACCCCTTCTTGCGGCGGAGCCATTCATCGCTGTTGAGCACCACGACCAGATAGCCGCGCCACGCGGCGTCCCGTATCTGCCGTATATGCCCGACGTGTATCGGGTCGTAGCCGCCGGATACCATGACTAGCGGAGGCATTCCCTCACCTTCTCTACGACGTAGAGACACTCCGCCTCCGTCATAGTGTTATATATGGGGAGACACAGGACACGTCGGCTCACCGTGTCCGCCCCCTCAAAGTGCTTCAACGGGGGCCACCCTAAACGCGTGTCTATGCCGTTGGTCTTCAAGTAGAGCGCCACGCGTCCTGGGTCGTCAACCATCACCGGGTACATCATGTAGGGGTGCGTCTTCACGTAGCCGGGGACGTATTGGTGTTCTACTATGTCGCCAAGCTCTTCGCGGTACAGCTTCGCGACTCGGCTGCGGTTCCAGATGAACCGGGGCAGTCGCTCAAGCTGGGCGAGTCCTACGGCGGCGGAGATGTCCGTCGGCTTCAGGTTTAACCCGCGCCGCACATAGTACCCTTTCTCGTACGGGTCTTCGCCGTGGCACCTGATGCACCGGAGCCAGTAGTCCTCCTGCGGGTCGTCGGTTGATATGCAGCCGCCTTCTATGGTTGTCAGTAGCTTAGCAGCGTGAAAACTATAGCAGCGAGTCCAGGCGTCGTAGCCCCGAACAGTATCCACAGTAGCTGCGCCAATAGACTCCGCAGCGTCTTCCACGACATTAGGTACGGTGCTCCACTTTGAGGGTATGGGTAGCCCGGCGTAGCTCACCGGCATATACACGTCGTCGCTGGACGGGTTTACCGGCGGCGGCATGAGAACGGTGTCCACATCCACGTCGTGGTATATGGCTTCCCCGTAGCCCGCGCCGTAGACCGCGTTCAGCGTGGCGGGGAAAGTGTAGGCGGGGAGGTGAACCGCTTCCCCGTTCTTCGCCATAAGACCCGCTATCAGCGCGGAGGTGCCGTTGTTAACGAACACGTTGTATCTGCGCCCAGTGTACCGTGACAGTTTTTCCTCGAGTTCACGGGTTTTCGGTCCCATCGTGACCCACCCGCTGTCAAGGACTTCCGTCACCGCCTTCTTCTCGGCTTCACCTATGCTCGGCTTGCTCCAAGGTATCTCTTTCCTCATCCTCATCTCTCTACCCCGCCAATGGGTTCGGCTTCTCCGGGACGACGGATATTCTTTCAAGTATGTTGTTCAGCACCCTCATGGCCTGCGCGTCGTCCCACGCGGACACCTTCACCTCCAGGTTGCCTGTTTTAAGCTCTATCTCTATGTTCGTGAAGTTTCGGTTAACCGTGCTGCTCGTCATCTCAGTCGGCTTCACGGTCTGCAGACCGGGCTCGGTGTATCCGCCGAGCATCCTGATCAGGGTTTTTCTCATCTATTTTGTCTCCATTCTCCTAGCTCTACGCTGTGTAAAATACGGGTCTAGGGGCGTCAGCCGGCTCCGCACATGTACATGACGCCCACCAGCATGTTTCTCTCCACGTATACTCTGCAGACGCCGTGGACCTGTTTCACGAGCTGGTTGAGTGTTTTAGGCGTCCAGCTGTACAGGTGTGTGGGGTCGCCGTTCTTGTCTTGCTCGCTGTAATCCGTCGTGAATATGCAGGTTCTCCGTGAGACGCGCTTCATCTCGCGCAGCATATCGTATGGACGGTATACGTGCTCTATGACGCTCCACGCGGTTACAACGTCGCGGCTGTCAGACGGGAAACGAGATAGATCACAGACATCGCCAACATGATCCGCACCAACCGAGTCACGGATATCCATCCCCTCATATCTATCCCCCCACCTTTGCCTCCACATATTTTGAAGCTCCCCGCATCCGAGGTCTAGAAGCGAGTCGAAGCCGCCGTGGTGGGTGTCCACGAGGCCCGCTAAGAATGGGGCAAGCCTCACTCTCTGGGCAAGCCTCACGCTGTGAGCTGGAACAGACACCTGTATCGCCCATCCTTCGGACACCTCCCCTCGCCTTCAACGCAGAAACATATGAGCCCAACGTTGCGGTCGGTGACCGCGCTTAGCAGAACGGGGACGGGTTTATGGTCTATGGGGCAGGGTCTCGTCTCCCGCACTTCTCCTCCACACGCTCAACATGGTAGTTGTACATTCCCTCGGTGTCTCCGCGGTACTCTGCGAGGAGCACCTTTCTCCCGTCCCTGAAGGCTGTAAGCCTGTAAATGTATCTAGTCATCCTCCGTCATCTTCTCCAGTCGTGAATGCACTCAAGGTCCGGGTACGCCCACACGCCGAAGCCCGCCTTGTCAGCCTCCATGCACCACCCCGGCGTAGCGTAGAGCCCGTCATACCAAGGCATAGACTCTAAAACACGTCTTTTAACGAGTATCGGGTTAGCGCCTACACTTATCATAGGGATAATCCTTTTATCTAGATCAGCTTTAATAGATTTATTGCTATCCATGTTTCTCTTATAATACTCGGGGACGCTGGAGTTAAACTGAAGCCCCGGGTACGGACCGTACTTAAACCGGTACCCCCACACGTCCCTGAATACTTTTTTTCCTCTAAACTGGTTCATTATGTGCTGTTCTGGTGACGCATATACGTAGGGCGCGACGATATCCACGTCCAGATCTATGAGTGTTCTCAGCGTCTCTGGGGGGATCCCGACGACATCCGCGTCGCACTGGAACATAAACTCTGCGGGCTCAACGTTGGGGAGCACAGCCGTGAAATAGTGTCTTATATAGTTGGTTGAGGTGAACATCCGTCTACGAAGCGGAAGGTCTGGGGTGAAGTGTCTCCAGTAGGCGTCCTTTTTTCCTTTAAGCCACTCTAGTATAATATCCACCGTGTCGTCGTCGCTGTCGGCTGTTACGGCGGCGTACCGAAGCCTGTCCTCCGGGTAATCTAAACCATCGATCTGCTCCAGAAACGCTGGGAGGGTTATGGCTTCGTTTTTTGCCCCGAACGCGATTAACACAATCGGGTCTACCAAGGAGGCACCTTCATAAGTTTCGGGCTACGGCGGGCTGGGTTTCCAGCGACAACCGTGTCTGGTGGCACGTCTTTAACAACCACCGCGCCGGCTCCAAGATATGCGCCGTCACCTATATGGATGTCTGGTTTTACCACAACGCCCTGCCCAATAAACACGCCTCCACCTATATAAACGTTTCCGCTGATAGCCGCCTGCCCGCATATCGTCGCGTAGTCTCCTACCGTGGTGTTGTGGCTCACGTTCGCCAAGGGTCCGATGCTCACATGGTTCCCTATGCTGCACTGCGACCCTACGCTGCTAAGCTCTCTTATGATGAAGTCGCGTCCTACTTGTCTGGGGTTCGTTACTACGCTTGTTTTATGGATGAGCGTCCCCCACGTATACGTCACGGCGTTGTCGCGGGCTTCCTCTTTGAACAGGTTCACCAGCCGCCGCTTGTGCCGTGTATCCCCCACCGCGCTGTAGATCCTCAGCGGTTCACCGGTGAAGATTATCTCGTCTGACACGGGTTTGCCGCGCTTCGTCTCGCCGCGGCGTCTGGGCGTCTCATAGAACTGCGTCACTTCGCCCCACAGGTTAAACAAGTCGCAGAGGTGCGCCGCTTTGACCCCCGCCCCGAGGATTACCTTGTTAGCCATCTCGGTCACTGGAAGACGTATTTCTGTATGAGTTCAACTATGAACTCTTCGTTGGTCACTATGCGTCCATCGTTGGTTATCATCGGCGGCGGCGACCAGCCGGGGTTGTAGAACCTGCTGTTCGGGTTCCCCTCCACCGGCGGGTTCCCCCTCCCGAAGCGCTCCAAGTCAAGGTGGTATATCTCTATGTTGGGGTCAACCCACACCTCGTATCCTCCCCTGCGGGCGTCGTTGCAGTACAGCAGGTGCGGGTACGGGTCGCGGTACGGGTTGTCTATGAACGGCTTGCGTTTGGTGAGGAAGACGCATCCCACGCTGTCGATCTGAGCTAACCGGTTTTCATGCATGGGCGGGTTGAACGGGTGGTACCTGTACCCGTGGAAGCGGTATATCATCGTATCGTAGAACCGTTTGCCGGGCGCATGGTGTTTCACGTAGACGTACGGGGCAATTATGTCTTTATCGTGTCCGAGAAGCCGGGTTATCAGGTCGGGGGGGCAGTCAACGATGTCGTCGTCCCACAGTAGTACGTGGGTTTCATCGCCGTCCCGTATCATGTCTTGGAAGTCGTGGTAGAGGAACGCTATCTCTGCGCTGGTGTTCACAGGGTGCTCTGGTTTTGGTTCATGTATAACCTCTGCTCTGTGTTTGGTTGCCTGTTTCCACTGTCTTAGAATGTTCAGCGTGTTGTCGGTGCTGTCCCCATAGCTCACTATGACTCTGCTAACCTCGTCTCCAAACTGTTCTATAAGCTCAAGGTTTCTAGGAAGCCACGGCTCACTGTTCTTCACGGGGAGACAGACGGTCACCTTCGGCTGCGTCACAGCACCATCCTCCTCTCATCCAGCGCCTTGGGGCGCAGCTCCTCCCGTATCTCCTCTATCAGGTTCACCCACAACGGCTGAACCACCTTCTCCCAGTCATAGTTCAACGAGAACACCCGACTCTTCTCCCCCATCCTCTTAACTTTATCCGGGCTGTTATACGCTTCTTCAAGGTACTCCACTATCTCCCACTCGTTCGGGATAGCCTGATCGCTCAGCAGCATCGTCGTATCCGTGGTGATAGGCTTCACGAGCCACCCAGTCTCCCCGACAAGCTCGGTCATCGAAGTATAGTCCACGGATATCACGGGGACTCCGCACGCCTGAGCCTCGATCAACGGTATGCCGAACCCCTCGTTGCGGGCTGTCCCGAGGTACACGTCGAACGCCCCGTACATCTTCGCCATGTTCGGCTCGCTCATCCCGCAGTACATCTGGAACGGGTGCGTCCTCCGTATATATTTCCCGATGCCCATCATGGACGCGTAGTCGTCCAGCGGGAACCCGTTAGGGAACTTGGGGTACGTGTGGAGGTGTATCCGCGTATCCCTCCGAGCGTCCGGGTTCTGCTCGAAGAAGTACTGTATCGCCTTGAAGTCCCTGTCATAGTTCTTGCGTTTAGTGTCCTTGTTAGCCGCGTTCTTCCCGATGAGAAAGATGTCGTCGCCCCACTCAAGTTTATCCCTCTCAAGCAGGGGGGCGCTCACCCGTTCATAGAGCCACTTCTTGTTCGCGTCCTTATCCTCCGGCGGCTTAAACACGTCAGTCTGGACTCCGTGGGGGATATACGTCGAGTCAAGCCCGACGCGCCGAAGCTCCCGTTGCCCGAACTGGCTCATGGACACCCGTTTATACGCCTGAGCCGCCTGCTCAAGAGTCGGCACCGGAATCGGGTCGTGATCGACGGGAAACAGCGGCACCCAGCGGGGGTGTATCTTCGTGAACCAGTCCCGCTGCCCCCTCAACAGGTGGCTGCTGCCGATCCATATGTCGAACAGCGTGATCATGATGTCCGGCTTCCAGTTACGGCATATAAGCTCAGCGGCGTCTATGCCGTACTGGTCGAACTGCCGGGGAAACACTTTCAACCCGTTGAAGCTGAGAGCCGCCCCCTCAAGCCCATACGACGCCAGACACGCGGTGTCGTAGTACTCGTGGAGCTTGTATACGACGTGCTTCGTGCCGATTCCGTACCCAGTAGAACAAAAAGGTCCGTTACTCCACCAGAGTATCTTGAAGTCTTTCCCGCCGGGTTTAACCGGAAGCTGGACTGTGTTCTCCACCGTCGGCAGCGGGGTGGGCGTCTGGAAGTACACGGTTAAACCGTGGTCGTGTTTATCCTCCCACGGGCTGTCCTCCAGCTCCACCGGGTACAAGTACTCCTGAATGTTCACGGGCTCCACGCCGCGCTTCATGAACTCGGTTAGCCACCATTCTTTACTGTAGATGCTTACGTGCGTCCTGTCGGTTCCGCTGCTCTGGTCGGGTTCGTCGTCGTCCGGCCTTATCGGTACGTCCAGCACAATGTTTCTTCCCACTCGGACGGCTTCATTTATCGCCGTGTAGAGGTCGGGTACACGTATATGCTCCAGCACGTCAAGCGCGACGACGAGGTCGAAATAGTTGTCCCCCCACAGCGACAGGTCGCATACGTCTCCACAGTACAGGTAGTCCTTCACTGGTTCGGCGCAGTTCGCGATAGCCCACTCACTGATGTCTACTCCGAATGCCTCAACCCCTCGTTCACGGAACGCCTGTACCATGTATCCCCGCGCGCAGCCAAGCACAAGCACGCGGCGTATGTTAGGCAGGGTTGACATAAAAACGTCTACAACCCGTCGGTCGCGCGGCAGATAAACTTTATCCGTGTACGCCGTCGCCGCACTCGGGTTGCCGTGAACGTCTCTGCCGTAGTTTGACCCCTCCCCCCGGAGATAGTATCCCTCGTCGAACTGCGTGGGGTCGGGGCTTCCTGAGAAGACTCTGTTAGAGCTTCTCTTGATCTCGGTCTTTCTTTTCGTCTCTTTATCCAATCTCGGTGTCTCCAAACCTGTCTGCCGTGTACGGCGCAGCCGGAGCGCATAGATGTACGCACGTCGGCTACGCGACACGTATGTTCCGTCACTAAAAAAATGGGGGTCTGATGATTGGCGGCTTTCGCCGCCTATGATGCCTAAGCCTCTACGCTATGGATCCAATATATCCCGTTTATCCACCAATGTCGTTTCCGGCACTGATTCTGGATGGAGACATAGACCGCCGTAGCGTATGTCTGCGATGACCCAGCGCTTCTGGTATCGCGGGCTGTACTCGGTTTCAAGGGTTATGCCGTGCTTGATGGCTCCCGCAAGCGCGCCCTTCGCTAAGAGCAGCGTCCTGTAGGTTCCGCCGCCGATTTCCAGCGTGCCTTTCGGCGTCACGTTGATGTCTATGCCGTAGGCTTGCTGCAGGTTTCCGCCGCTGATCACGTCGCGCGAGCCGAAGCGGTTGGCGTACGTGAAGTTGGTGTCCTGCATCAGCGAAGTCCATACAACCGGGTGCATGATGATCTTCGCCGGCTTGTATGTCCCAGCCAGCATAGACCCCATCGCCTCAAGGATGAGGCTCCCAGTCATGGCTCCAGTGTGCTCCAGCGTCCCGGCGTTGGTGCAGCTTAGGGCGATGTTGAAGAAGTAGTTGTCAACACATACCGCCAGGCATGACCCGAGTCCCTCGTTCAACGCGTCTACAAGCCCAACCTGCACGTCCTCTATGTCTTCTCTGCATATATAGTACGCGCAGGTGTCGTGCTCCAGCGTGATGTACGGACACTCCACGACGGCAGCCGTGGTTGTCGGCTCGTCACACGCAAGGTCGGTGCACACCGCCGGGCCTACCCGGCAGATGTGTACCTTGTCGCCGGGTCTTCCCTGCAGGTCGTCGTACCAGTTCATGAACGACGCGCCGAGGAACACGCTTCCAGGGTAGACATGGTCTCTCTCGATCTTGTCTGCCCATAGTTCCGGGATGCAGCAGTCAGGGTCTAGGGAGCCGATTGCCTCTGTCAGGGTGTACTCTGTCTCGTTGAGGCTTTCGTTCATAGTCGGTATGGCGATGTCTGTTACCTTTTTGTCCTCGTTTCTGTACTTGTAGTCGTCGTGGTGTATCTTTCCCCTGATTGTGTGGAGAAGCTTATCGACGCCTACCTTGTAGTCGAACTTCTGAGGAGCTGGGGTGCCTAGTGACTCGTCGAGGGACTCCAGCCTCTCGATTGGTGCAAGCGCCTCTTTCAGTGTTTTGAACTCTTCTGCAATTTTGTCGTTGATCTCTTTCTTTAACCCGCCTAGATCTAGCTCTAGGATTGGTTCAATTGTTTCACTCAATTTTGTTTCCTCCTTTGGAGGTGGGCGTTGTTTATAGACAGCGAACCCGGTGTTTAGTCTGTCTATATGCCGAAGCTTATATGCCGCAGGCATACTGTGCGGCGTCAGCTTGTGACCGTGAAATAATAAAAAAATGGGGGCGTGTTATCTCTATATAGTGGTGGGCTACGGCGTTGTTATAGCATAAGCATCGAAGGTGATCTCCTCAAGGACAGCCGCCTCCGACTCAGCCTCCATGCCGCTCAGCCGCCAGCCCTTTATGGCGATGCTTCCCGCTATGGTTCCGCAGGCAGCTACTGTGCCGGGGCAGATGGTCCGTCCACGCGGGTAGATCGTCGCCGCGTAGTCGGTGCAGTTAACCAGGAACAGGTCAAGCCAGTCGCCGCACACGTACGCCTTCTCGGCTGAACCCTCGAAGTTTCTGCGTCCCTTCAGTATCTGCAGGGCGTCGCGGCTCCCCATTGGCCGCCATGGTGTCTGCGACCTGTCGCCGCTTAGGCTGATCCCCGTCAGCAGGGATACCAGTGTCCCGCCGATGCTCAGCTCCGCTACGAGCCCCTCTATCGCCGTGGTTGGTGTTGCCATTATTGTCTCATCCCTTCACCCTTATCTTGCGTGGCCGTTTCGCGAGTTTCTGTTTTAGGTCTCGTATGGTTCTCGTCTGTTCGTCGATTTTCTCGCGTAGCTCCTGCATCTTTTTGGTGTTTTCGATCAGCTGCTTCGCTGAGTCTGCCCGTACGCGTGTCACGTCGTATACTTCCTGCTGGAGTGACGCCAGTTTCTCGATTAGTATGGCGTTTTCCTCGGCGAGCCGTGCCCGTGCCTGCTCCGCGTTCAGCGCCCTCTGGTTTGCCTCCGCCCGTTTCTCGGCTTCCTCGTCGCGTCTCCCCTGTATTGTGCGCATCTGTTCTTTCAGCATTATCGTCTCGTTCGTCAGGTCTCGGTGTGTCCGTTCGTATGCGTCGTACCTGTCTTTATAGTGTTTGATGTCTTTGTCTCGCTCGGTTATGCCGATGTTGAGCATCGTTACCTGTTCGTTGAGGTTGTCTATCTCTTCGCGGTACCTCATGCGCTCCTCTTTCAGGTTGGCGACTTCGTTTGTCAGTTTCGCGATTTCGCGGGACTTCTCTCTCAGCTCGTTGTTGTGCTCCCGTATCTTGACGAGTGCCTGCAGTTTTTCCTCGCGCTCCTTGTTTGTCTTCTGGGTTTCCTCGTATAGCTGCTTCTCTTTCGCGGCTAGTCTGCTCTCGTAGGTGTTCTTCAACGCTTCTTTCTCTATTTCTTCCAAGTTTTTTCTCTCCTTTACTCTATCTGCGTCGGTTGGGGCTGTTCTTGGGCGTCCGTCGGTGCACGCCGGGTCGTTCTTGCGGACATACACTGTGCCGCCGGTGAGACGCGTCGCCACCTGACATATCCCTACTCCTGCCCCTACTCCTCCGCTTGTTCTGGTTATGGTTGAGGAATCTGGCGGCACCCCCGTCAGGTGTGGTATCTCCTGTGTGGTGTCCTTTAAGTCTGTGAAGTATCTGCACTGTCCGCATTTAAGTCTGTGAAGTATCTGCACTGTCCGCACGTCGTTACTCCGCCTACGCCGTCGTAGTCCTCTGCTAGCTCCTGCACGTCTACGCCGACTTTCTTGGCTGCCGCCACGAGCTTCCGTCGCGCCGCCTCCTTCGCGTGAGCCGGTATGTCTGTCTGCGGGAGACGCGCTAACGCGTTTCTGACGTGCGCCTTGTCGATGTTCCCCTCTGCGTCCTTGTATGGTAGATGTCTCAGGCTCCTTGGAACGGTTTTACCCTCGTCGTCTTTCCTTCCGCCGGGCTCGATGTACGCGAACGAGCTGTCCGGTAGATCGTTTATATACGCCCGGGTCCAGACGGCTTCACCCAGTTCCTCTGTTCTCTCTTCATAATCCTCTGTCATATGTTCTCTATTCCTCCCATCCTCCATCAGCGACTCCACCAGACTCCGCCCCATAGACTCGTTTAGAAACAATGGCTCTATGTACGTCAGCGGGTCACCCGGCAGGGTAACGTCCTTCTCCAACAGCGCCAGCGTGGAGTATGTCCCCGTTCCGTATCATGTCGTTCACGAGGACGGGCTTCTCGTAGTGCATCAAGTCGTTGGGTATCCTTATGATCGTCTCCACCGCGTTGTCCTCGAACACCGCAAGCTCCGTCCGGGCGTCCGGGAACGGGAGCATCAGGCTGTGGTCGTGGTTCCAGTCGAGGGGTCTCCACGATAGGCTTGCGGCGTTGTTCTTGAATGTCTCCACGTCGGTGTAGTCGTTCCGGTTCATGCTCAGGTTCGCGGTGAGGGCGACGACTTTCCACAGCGTCGCCTCGTCGTCTTTCTTGTAGAACTGTATCAGCGGCTCGTCCACCCACCTGAATGACTCGCATAGCTCCCCCGTGCACTCCTGTAGCTGGTCGGCGTTGCGGTAGGGTTTATCTGGGTTGAGGTTGTGTTTGTTCACCCATTTATAGAACAGCTCTGTCCCTTTCTTTTTCCCGTATTGTTTGATGAAGTTGGCTAGTATGTGTTCAAAGTCGGGGTGTAGGGGCTCACTGATCGTCATAGTATGGTACCCCCATGTATTTGCTCATCAGGAACACTGTGCATATCTTCCAGTTTACGCAGTTTTTGTCCACTCTTATGTTTCGGTTGTTGCCGTAGCACCATATGCCGAGGCAGCTTTTCTCGCCTTCGGGGGGCGGTCCCTGGTATGGGCAGTCGCTCTGTCTTACGTCGGGGTGTCCGCATCCGCATGGGGCGCTGGTTTTCGCCGGTGGCGGTGTGGCTGCGGCTGTTTTTTCTGTGAGTACGCCGCCGATCCCCGTCGGCTGGGTGGCTGTCTCTGGGTCAGGCGTTGTTGGTTGTGTTTTGGCTGCGATGTAGCGGACGCAGTCTATGTACTCGTCTTCGTTTCGACACGTCTCTAGCTGGGACTCGTCTACTTTTTTCTCTCTTCCCGCGCTTGTGCAGCGGTACCCGGTGCAGTTTACGCAGCTTTTGCTTACCTTGTATATCAGGTATGGACACTGCTTGTTTTCACTCATCTTACTTCCTCTCTAAGTTAGGGTTCTCCCCTCATATGTAATGCATATCCCGATTAGGCGCGGATCACAGGTTAACGCGGCTCCAGCCGGGGTCTCGAAGCTGAACTGGATGTAGATGCAGTCTTTGCCGTCGAGGTCTGCGTGCGGGATCGTCATGTACCCGCTTTTATGCTCGATGTAGCCTGACGCGCTCGTATAGGTGTCCTCCATTGTTAACGTGCCTGTGTTTCCAGATACGGAGTCCCCGACGGTGGTTGTTTTATACGTTATCTGTCCCTTCACGTTTTTGTCTTCGTCATCCACCCCGCCGTCGTTAGTCCAGACGTAGCTGAGTTTCAGTCCCTCAGTCCCCTGGTAGGTTGATGGTTTAGCCAGGTTTTTATGAACCTTATCCGTCCCGACGGTGAATATCATCACGTATGCGTTGTCGATGAAGCCTTCGGTTGGCGGGTTTGTGGGGTTCTTGCCGAGCGCTGTTACGTCGATGTTCTCCACCACGGTGCCCGTGGCTACGCCGTACTCTGACGCCGCCCAGACTATGGTGTCCTGAAGGCTTTGAAGGTTCTCCCTGTTATCCGGTCTGCTCACGTTCTATCACTTGTTTTTAAACGCCCACACAACTATCTCGTTAGTCTGTTGAATGTTCTCCCTGTTCTCTGGCTTCGGCTCAGACATTGTTCCCTTCGGCACGCCGTATGCCGCGAACGCCGCGACGACTGCGTCGGCAAGCTCCATCAGGTTTAACGCGGGCACCCATCCTCTTGTTTCAAGCTATCTTCGCCTAGACGGGCGGCTGGCTCGTCCCCGGCCCCTCAGACGGGGAATGGTGCACCCACCCCGCCCACGGTTCGCCCTGACGCCTCGCCCACTTCCGTCTCTCCTCGGTCTTCCCCTGGTCGTCACGTTCACTCACCTCTTCCTGTTTTTTCGATACCAGCGTTGACGCTTCTCCCTGAAGTGCCATATTGGTTTATCTAGCATCGTCATGCATCTGCCGGGTATCCCCGCTAACAGCAGCCCGTCGAGAGTCGGCACCTCATCCACCCTGTTCCTCCAATGGATGTTCTCCCCGTTTTTAAGCAGCCGCGTCTGGTAGTCAGGGTAGTCGCTGCACTTCGGGAGGTTCGCCCGTGGGAACCTGAAGCTTATCGTCTCTGGGTACTGCCGGGTTACGCCGTCTATTATCTCGCGTATGCTCGGTAGCAGCAGCTCGTGGAACCGCTCATCCGCGTCTACGAACAGCGTCCAGTCCGTGTCCGCCGGGACGAGGCTCCACGCGTGTTCCCGCTCCTCCCCGAAATCCGTTGCTGGGGGACGCACCTCAACTATGTCGGCTAAGGTGTTAGCTATGTCGAGGGTGCCGTCCGTGCTTCCCCCGTCCACAACCACTATGCTGTCCACGTAAGGCTTCAGGTGCTCCAGACAGCCTTTAATCATGTCCCCCTCGTCAAGCGTTAGAACAACCGCCGCAACCTTTAACCCCGTCCCAGTTTCACCTGTTTTCTCCATTCCCTCACCAACTAACCGTCTACTCGTCCTCGTCGGGGCTCTTCTTTATAACCGGTTTCTCCGGCTGAGGCGGCAGCACCGGCTTCTCCGGCGGACGGATATCCAGTCCGCTCTTCTGAAGTATCGCGTAGTACTGGGGAAGCTGCAGGTACCCCGCGTTCACCCCCGTCTGCAGGAACCGCTCAAGCTGTATCCCGCGGAACTTCGCGTCCTCCGTGTTCCACACAACCCGGGGCACAACGTCATAGTTGTTCGCCTTCATCAGCCGGCTGTAGAACCCCGCCTCTATGCCGCGCTTTATGCTTCTCTGGATGCCCCTCACGTTGTAGTCCACAAGGTCTTGAAGTATCGTGGCGGACGCCTGTGTGGCTTGACGCCAGTAGTCAAGGTCGCCGGTGAACAGGCTCTTATAGATGAGCCGGTCAACGTACTCTATATACTCCCAGAGTTTGGCGCTTTCGCCGATGTCTACTACCTGCGCTATGTCTTTAAGCTCTTCCTGCGTCAGGTCGCCGAGGAACACGTCTTCGTCGGCTTTTATCCCCGTTATGGCTTCCTTGAGGGCGTCCACGTTCCGCGTGCTCTTCCAGATGATCATTGGAGCCAAGCGTTTATCGAGTATGCGCTCTATCTTGTTTATGGTGTTGAGCTTCGTCGAGAGCAGCGTCTGGATTGGGAGGATGACGCTTTTCCCGCGTTTATCGTTCGCTATCTGGTTGTGCTCGAACCATGAGAGGTTGCGCCCCATGATCTTGGCTTCATTGCCGCCGACGCGCTGGATGATCCATTTGATGCCGTGGTACTCTGTGCCGCCTAGCTCAATGTGCTTCACGGTTTCGGGGTGGATAACCCTCACCTGACATTTGCGGGGGAACGCTGTTATCTTGGTTTCCACGGGCACGAACCCCGATATCAGGACGTTCCGGCAGATGTTGGCGTTGAGGTCGTCCGCGTTCACGTGCTCGTTGAACTCGTCTACAAGCCGCTTCTCCGGGCTGTCCCTGTCCTCCATGTCGCTCGGAGCCAGCCCCGGCAGCACCGTCTCGAAGCCGTTGCCGACAGCCATCTCTGTGACGCTGTTGATGCCGGCGAACACGGCGCCGTCCGACTCGTACCAGTCGTAGAACGAGGATATGTTGCGTGGGCGCTGACCGTACTTGCTGTGGTAGAGCCCCAGCCCGGTTGTCGCTGAGATTGATTTAAGTTTCTCGCTCACCGTCGCTGGTGCACCGGCTGTGACGAACGGCACTTTACTTCAAAACCTTAACTATTTTAAATGACGATATCTTCATGTAGTCGTTGATGTCTATGCCGTTTACGAGTATCTTCACCGAGTCCAGCTGCGTTGACAGCGGTATCCCGAGGCACCTCACCTCATCCCTATCGGGGTCGATCTCGAACAGCGTCTCCGTTTTCTCGCTCAATGCGTTTCCTCCTTTCTCTCATTAACTCTAAATGCTCGTCAAGCGGCGCAGGCTCAAGCATCACCATGCGCCCGCAGACGCATTGGAACGGCTGAGGCGGGCACGTCGGGCACGCCAGCGGTAGAACCCGCCCACATTTACTGCATCTAGGCATGTTTTTTCCTCCAAAAAACGTGTTTTCTGAATATTTTCACCGTTTTTCCGTCACTTCATCACAGAAAAAACGTTTTTCCACGGTTTTTCCCCGTTTTTTCGACGCTTCCCGCGTATTCACTCAAGACGCCCGTGAGCCTCCCTCCAGGTCTCCCCCTCCGACGTGAAATACGCTCCACACGCCTCACACTGGAACAACTTGCTGTCCGGAGTCCCCTTCTTCCCCGCCACGCCGACACGCGTTATATGGATAACCTCGCCGCACGGGTAGTGGACGCCTTTTATCCACGCACCGGGGCAGCAGATAAACTTCGGGTCAAACACCATCACCTTCTCCTCCTACCTGTTGAAGCCGTCGGGCCGCCTGTCACCCTACCGCTGAACACGCCCCACACCGCCAGCCCGAGGCTTATCACACAGTCGTCATGGATGCCGCTTGGGGCGTTGTACCGTATCCTGCCGCTCGGCAGTATATCATACTCGAACGCCTCAAGCTCGTCAACCAACACCTTCACCCGCGGATCCGGGACGCGTTCACCGCCGACAACCTTCCCTGGGATGGTTATGCTACCCTGGTCTAGCGCTATGTTGAGGGTGTTAACGAGGTTCGCCTTCGACTGGTTGGTGAACTTGTAGTCACGCATCAGTAGTCCCCGCCGAGTTAGGTGGTCGTAGCTGCTCGCACCGATGCCCTGTGCGTCTATCACCATTACTCCGGGATATGCCTGTGCAAACGTATATATTCTATCCTCTATGTCGGGCCAGTTTAACGTGTTGAACCTGTCGAAGCCGCGGAGATGCCCGTCGCCGTCCATGGCGGTTAACACCGTCCAGTCCTGCGTCTTAGCCACGTCACACCCGGTAACGTAGAACTTACCCGGCTCCGCCGCGCCAAGCTCACCGGCGATACAGTTATAGATGTTCCGGAACACGGAGCCCTCCCCCTTGAGGAAGTGGGCGTATATCTCCTGCCGCTTGGTGAGGTAGTCCATCCCACTCGCGATGTCGTCTATGCTGCTCTTCTTCAGGTAGCCGCCGCGCTCCACCGTGTTCTCGTAGCTCGTGAACTGCCAGCTCTTATACGCGGGCCAGTTCACCGGGTCCTGTCCGCGCATGCACATCTGGTAGAACCAGCCGCGCCCCTTCGGCGTCCCGATGGCGAAGAGCCATCCGTCTCGGTCTATGAGGCTGGGGGCGAGTTCCTCGCCGTACCGGTTTCCGGGGAAGCTGCCCGCCTCGTCTATTACGAGTCCGTCCAACCCGCTTCCGCGGAGGCTGTCCTCCGTGTTTGCGCTGTGGAAGTATATCTCGGTGCCGTCCTGTAGCTGGATGTACCAGATTACCTTGTTTCTCTCGCGTATATCGTAGAAGAAGTCGGGGGGCGTTACCTTTCTTATTGTCTGGCTCGCCGGCGTAAGCTCCTTGTTGATGCTCGCCACCCACCAGAACAGCTCCGTGTCCTGCCGTATTGCGTCCCTCAGCAGGATTGTCCAGCCTAGCTCGGTTTTCCCGAATCTGCGTCCCGCGCTCACGAACTTGAAGCGGTGCGGGTCGCACATTATCTCCCACTGTTTGGGGTGCGCCTTCCAGACGAACGCCTCGCTATCCAGGCGCCTCCACGTCATCTGTTGCCTTGGCAAGCTGCTCCTCACTCGGTGGAACTATGACGAACCGGTGCTCTATCGCGCCATCCGCCTCTATCGTCTGCTCGATTTTTCGGGGCACCGCTATCTTTATGAGTCCCTCCCTGTACCGCATCGCGGTGGCTAGGTCGCCCTGGCTCCGCGCCGTCATGATGTCCTCAAGCTGGTCGTCTATCATGCGTTCCTTGAACTCGTTGAAAGCCATCGTCTTGCGGTACTCGTAGAGCGTCCTCCGGTGTATCCCCAGCTCCCGGGCTATCTCGCTGTACGTGGCCCCCTCTATGACGCGTTCAACTATGTACGGCGTGAATATGTGCGCCCGCTCCTCCATGTCGTTTATCCAGTGAAACTTCTTCCTTTCAAGCGGCGTGCCCCTCGTCGCGTCCGTCGCCCACGGGTTCTCCCCGCCCTCCGCGTCGTACCGCGGCACCCTCTTTCTAGTCAACTCATATCCACCCAAACAGTTTAAACAGGTTCACCAAACCCAGTATGAACGTCAACGCCGAGCCGCCCAGCACCCACTTCACCCAGCCCTTAGTGGTTTTCCACTCCGTCTCCATGCGGGTGAAGCCCAGCTCCAGTTTATGGTGACACTCGTTGAGGACGTAGTAGCTTTTCTGGAGGGCGTTATAGTTTCCAGCCAGCTCGGTGATTCGTTCATCCAGGTTGTATAGTTTTTCAGTGATCACGGCTATATGTTTCTCGTTTTCCGTTGAATCCATTGTGGCTCCTCTACGTGTCTCTGCAGACTCCCTTCTCCGTATGCGTTACTCAGGACTTCCCCCCGCGCATATTTCAGGTACTCCGGCGTAACGGCTTCCCCGAACCGCTCCACCAGCTTCTGTTCCAATTGGTCCGGCGTGAGCAGGTTTACCGACTCCGCTAGACGCGTGTCCCGATAGGCTAGCCGGCTCAGCAATCTTTTCAGGTACCGGCGTTGCCGCGCCTCTCTGCTTCGGCGCCCCCTACGCGTCAGGTTTCCAGCCCTCTATCAGGTTCTCTATGATGTCGGGGAACAGGTACCCGAAGGCGTAGGCGGTTAAACGATCCTTTCCTAGCTCCCACGTGAGCCACCCGCCTACGGCGCCGAGCCCGAGGGCCACCAGGGTTCCCTCCATCTTGGCGTGAGGCCATTCTTTCCTGTTGAGGCGCTGCACCAGTATCCTTGACGCTGCGCCCACGGTCCCGGCTATTATCAAGAGTCCCAGGTTTATCATCCACGGCTGCATAGTATCACCTAACCCCGCGTCAACCTCTGTACAGGGAGCGGGGGTTTACCTGTGAGAGGCTCTTTCCTCCAGCCACACGGCCGCGGATATGCGCCCACCCTCCGTGCTGCGCAGATTCATCGCGGGAGTCCCGGCGGCGCCCTCAGGCTGACCCGAGAAAACGTTGACAGCCTCATACTGCCCCAGATCAACGAGCCGCCCATTTTCAGCCACACCCCAACCCCACCAACCTGAGCCCGGCGACCCGCTCACCCGCGGCTCAAGCACAAGCCCACAGTTAGGGCAGACAAGCTCCCAGTCACAGCACCACGCCATGGTGCCGACGCCGCACTCGGGGCACGAGTCACCCGCGTAACAGGCTTCCTCGCCGTAGTAACCGTAAGGCTGCAGCACAACCCCTCTACATATATGTATAAATATATAAATCATTTATATATTTACAAAAAACCCTATATAGTTTTACCGTAAAACATTTTTCTCCGACGCTCTCTATACTCATCCATATACCTCAACATATAGAGCCTCCGATCCTCCTCCAACCCCCTCCTACACTCGTCACAATACAGCCTCGGCCTACCACGCCCAGCATAAGGAAACTCCCCCCCACACACCACACACACCAAAACACGGGAAGGCTTACTCTCACGCTCCTCCCTAAGACATTCCTCCCGTCTCTCCCTGCACCCGTCACAAATCTCACGCGGACGCCCACGCCCACCATACACAATCGGAGCCCCACAAAACCGACAATAACTAAACCTAAGAAGCCTCATACACCCACCAAACAACAACACCACACCAACATAAAAAGCTATCCCCAAAACCCACCAAAAAACACCCCCAACAAAAAAACCCCAAAACAGACACCACGACTCTCCTGGCTTTCAGTTTCTTTTGACACTTGTGTGTGCCTTCGGCCTTGGTGTGGGTGGGTTCCTTGTGGGCGTTGGGGTTTTCCTGGTTTTTTGTGGGTGGGTCTGTGTGTGGGTGGGCCCTGGGGGTGTTATGCTGGCTGGGTGTGTGCGTGGTGGTGTGAGATGATGGGCTGGGACGGGGAACAGGGAAAAAGGGGAGGAAAAAGGGGTGCTAGTATGCGTCTACTACGCCGTGCCTGGATATGCGCCGCACTTCCGCGAGGGTTGTCAGGCGCCTGGTGACAAACTTGTAGCGGGGTTCGTGGGTTTCATGGGTTTTAGCTGGTATGAGTTCGACGCCGTAGACGGGGTATAGCTTATAGCTCAGCTTCTCCATGGTGATACACGCGTCGTGGTTTTATTTAAGGTTTACGGGGTGGCCCCGGAGAAACGGGGGAAGAGGCGGGGGAAACATATATATACGTGGCGGACGTAGTGACATAACGATGAAGAAGGATAACGTGGTGAAGGTGCGTGAAACCGCTACCCTGCCGCCACCGCGCAGCGGAAGCTTCCGCGACATAGGGAAGGGGCAGCCGACGCGCTGCGTGTTGCCGGTGGGCTCTGAGCTGATCCACGTGTCAACCTGGGGGGAGCTGGCGGCCTTCGCGCCGGTGGTCACTTGCTTCTCGTCGGAGCCGGTGCTGGTGGGATCCGTATACCGGTTCACCGTGACGGCCCCCGTGGTGGGGTACGTGTACGGTGACGGGGAGACCAGGGTTGACCTCGGGGAGTACGGGGACTGTTTCCTGATCGAGTATATCGGGGAGTACCGTGGCGGCAGCAGTATCCTGGTGGACAGCGTCGGGAGGGTGGTGGATCGCTTCAAAGTGTTTTCCCCCGTGGATGAACGGTACGGGGAGTACCGGCGGTGGGACGAGGCTCCCCACATATGGGGGGACGGGGTGCGTGTCGTGGATGAGGGCTAGCTGTTTCAATCCACGTTTCCCCGGAGAAGGGGGGTGTTCCCCGTGTTGGTGTCTAGGCCCTGCGGGGCGTAGGGCTTAAAGAAAGAGGGGTTTACCAGAGAAGCGGTTTGACCTGCTTCATCCACCACTTCAACACAGGCAGCATGAAGAGGACGAAAGAGAGGAGACTCGAAGGGGTGATCATTTTTCCGCTTCACCCGGTATCTGACTTTATGGGTTCTGATTCTTTTTCACCGCAGTCAAGGCAGGTCAAAACAGCCGTGAGTTTAGGAGAAGTATTAAACCCGCTAACCGATATAGTGAAACCGTCAATACAAACGACCGTGTTTGTGCTTCCGCAGTTCCTGCAAGGATCACCTGTTTTCAACACGTTTCTCCCTTCTCCTCGTCGGCTTCCCTCACCGGCACCTTGTACCGGCACCGTGGACACGTAGCGTAGTACCGCTGGGATCCGCCGTAGCTCCACGTATAGCCACAGTGATTACAGCGCAGCCTCACCGTGCGTTCTCCTCCGCCTTGATCTTCTCCGCGAGGGCCAGTATCGCTCTCTTTGCCTGTGGGCTCAACACGCCCCAGTTGCCGAACTCTGCGGCGGGGCCAGCCCCATCGAAATATGTAATCTCTTCCTTATAGTCGAGTTCTATATCCCATGCGCTAGAAGCCGCGTACTCCGCCATGGCCTCAGCTTCTTCATCGTTGCGGGCGATCACGGTTACGCCGCCCACGATGCTCCATTCATACCGTTTCCAGGGGCTTCTTACTCCCTTTTCTTCTCCTTCGGTCTTCATGGATACCACTACTACCTACCTACTATTTAAGGGTTACGGAAGAAAAAAGAGAAAAGAGGGGCGGTTCACGTCCACGGCGCCGGGTAGAGAGGAAGCACCATGCCCTCCGGCACCCCGTCCACCAGCCCCACGGGGAGCCCCCAGCTCCTCGGGACGGAGATAATGCTCGCGCACCGCACCCTTATCCTCATCTGTCTCCTCGAACACCAGGCCGTGGTCCCACGTGTTTTCCATGCTCGACACGATCCAGATCCTCCAACCCTTCTCCCTCGCTTCGAGAATACCCGGCTTCCAGTCCGTCGTGCCGCCGCTGTCAAACCACGAAAAAGGGTCACCATAGTTCTCCCGGTTCACCCGGTAGCTCAGGGGGTGTATCGCGAAGGACTCCAGGCCCTCCAGAACGTCGTAGGGGTCGATGAAGTCCGGCGGCGTCTCCAGGGGGATGCCGTTCACGTATACTTTTTGGTTCTTCACGTTGTCTTGTCTCCGTTTCTCTTGTGTGTGTTCTGGTATTTATAGTTGTCGCTGTGGTGGGTGGTGTGGTGAGTGTCGGTTTTGGTGGGGTTTTGGTTGTGTGTTGGATATAGTATATGGTGTTTTCTATTTGCTGGGTTTTGTCGATGGCTGTGTTGAGGGTGTCGTCTAGGGTTTGTATGATTAGCTCTAGTACTGTGATTTGCTGGGTGTATTTGTTTGTCATGGTGTGTTGCCGGGTGTCTGGTTTATAGGGTTTATGGAGGGTGGCTCTGTGTCTCTGCTGTGGTTGGATGGGAAGTCTTATATAATTCTTTGCTGTAGGTGGTCGTGGATGTGAAAATGGAGAGAGAGTTAACGAAGAGTGAAAAAATCAGTTTAGGTACCAAAGAGATCGCTAAACGTATAAGGCGGCAGCTTAAAGAGGAGTTTCCGGGTTGTAAGTTTAGCGTGGTTATGGATCGTTATAGTGGGGGTTCATCTATTACGGTGGCTCTTATGAAGGCGGATCGTAGGGTTAAGCAGGACTTTGATAAAATCCCTGAGAACACATTGTACAACTACATAAACCGGGGGTACAGCCACTATACGAAAGATGAGTTAGAGAAAGAGCAGAACCGTAAATATCATCAACTGGGCCACGGCCCCGGTTTCTATCATTATCAGGAATACGATGGGCGCCACTGGTGTAACGGTGTGTTCTTAACGTACCAAGGCTATATGCTCCTTAAACGGGTTTCACAGATAGCAAACCAGTATAACTATGATGACAGCGACACTATGGCTGATTATTACAGTGTAAACTTTAGTTTTAGCCTTCAACTAGGGACGTATGATAAACCGTTTATAGATGGTGAATCGTGGATTGATGATAAGGAGCTAGTTAAACGCATAGAGGTACGAGATCAAAGTTTAAAGACGTATTACGAGGAGGAAAAACGAAGAGAAAAGATCAAAGAAATTGAACGAAAACAACGGGTCAAAGAAAACAAGGATAAACCACATATCCCTAGTGGCGCGACCCATATAATAGACGGTTCTGGGTTAAGACCATTAATGAGAGAGGAAAGGGAATTAGGCAAACCTAAAGATAAGCTTCTTAAAAGATGGTTCAAGGACACCCCTAAAGATCACATAATAGAACTTTAATCCCTATTTTTTAAAAATTCTCTATTGTATAAAAATGTTATATAGGGTTTAATTGGTTATAAAAAGGATGGGTTGGGGGGATCTGTGTTTCTGTTGTGGGTTGAATCGGTATTGTTATATATTTGTCTGTTGTAGGTGGGTGTGGATGTGGATGACGGTGCAGTGTAAGAGCTGTGGAAGGGTGGTGTCTGAAGGTGAGTCTTTGCGACTCGTTGGCGTGGCTCGTGTTGAGGGTGAGGCCTCTCTAGCGCGTTTCCGAGAAGACGGGGTGTTCTGGTGTGCTGTGGAGTCATGGGGTGAGTGCTGGGTGTGTCCCGGGTGTGGGGCCAGTAATCCGGTGTAACTCTTTTTTTTATTTTATTTATTTATCTTATTCGGATTACTAAAAACAGGGGTTATAAAAAATGTGGGGGGGGGGGGGCTATTCTAAGTTCTCATCCAGTAGATAGACGTATTCGTCGGAGCCGACCCATATGTTGCCCTCGTCATCCACGTAGAGGCTCAATCCGTCGATCCACCGGGTGGCTCCTATGTATGTCATGTCGTCGGGTTCCATCCCGTCTTGGGCTCTGTCATAGGCGGCCTCTATGACTTGTCTCAGCCAGTATCCTCGGCTAGTGACTGTCTCGGCCACCAATACATCCACGGCATTCATGTATTTTTCTATCAGTTCTTTGGTTATCATTTTTTCACCTCCTCAACGCTTTATGCTCATATTGAGTCCAGCTTAAGAAGAAGGCGATCAGGATTAAGGCCGTGAGTTTAACGATCATGGTTGATCCTCCTCTTTTTTGTGTGTTACCGTAAAGTCCCAGAGAAAACCGCATACGGGGCACTCCGCGTGGTATGTTGCCTTTTCGATTGTCGGGACCACTAGGAAGCCTGTTTCAGTGCATCCGCATGGCGTCTTTCTTTTCGCGAAGTACGGCTTCATTTTCCGCATATCTAGGCACCCAGGTTTATCCTATCCGTTTCATGATGGCTTATGGAGAAGGTAAAACTCGCGTCTTCTCCATGGGTCTCTGTTATCTTGTTTCTCGTTTGCTCTAGTTGGTATTGTATCCATTGCGTGATTGCGTTTACCAGTGCTTTATCGCTGGAGTGTGGGTGTTTGTTATTGTGGAGTGTGATCGTTATTTGGTGGACTGTGGTTTTAAACAGGTCTTCGATGTCTATTGTTGGCGGTGTCTCTATGATTTTTGTGACATAAACCTCTTTTTGGTTTGTCATTTTCACCGTGGTGTTATGGCCGCGAAAACTATTTATATTTTATGTGTTTATTGGTTCTTAATGGTATATACTATGGTATATACTGGACGCCGGGGTAGATACTACGGTTTGAGGGGGGTCGGGTGAAAGTGGGTGGGGTTCTGGGCGTGGTGCTCCTTGTGGACGCGGGATACCCCAAATTTTTTTTGTGTCGCGCCGCCGCCGTGGCTGAGCAGGGATAGTTTTATATAGCTGTGCCGCGTATAGGTGCCATGGGTGTAGCGTTGACTCGTGTCGGGGTTGTGAAGGCTGGGCTGCTGGCGTCGCTGCTGTGTAGCTTGGCGGCCGCCGTGCTGTGGATGCTGTGGCTCGCTCTACGGTGAACGTCCAGCGGGTTTCTCTGGCGGCGCTGTTTCGTGTGTCTCTTTTCTTCGGCGGGTTTTTTCTCTAGGGTGCCGCCGGGTTTTAGATGGGTGGTTTTAATTTGTTTCCTGATGGGAAACTTAATCACCTGGGGACGGGTTTATGGGGGAAAACAGGGTCTGTTTGGGCTGTGTTTCGCGGCGAAAAAATGGGGGAAAGTTATCGTCTGCGGCGGGGGTTCTTCAAGCCCCCCAGAATTGAGTTGAGCCACCGTTTTTTGTAGAGTTCGGTGTCCCTTAAGTAGCCTCGGCGGTGCTCAGCGATCGCCCGGCTCATATGTTAGCCTCCTCGCATCCAATCATCACATCGCCTCTCTTTACTTAACATCCCTTACTTCTAGACGGTAGGTTCCATTGAGGATTGTTCCGCCCATTATCATGATCACAAAAGCGCATAGTGACATCTGTAAGGAGGCGGAGCCGTCCTCAAAGTGCAGTTCTATGTTGCTCCAGAAATCATTATCGATTATCTGGAGTTGTCCTACTTTTCGTTCATTCCCAGTCTTAGGGTTTATCAGCCAGAGACTGCTCCGTTTCATCACTCCTCATCCTCCACGCGTTTCTTCACCATCCTGACGAGCTTGCTCCACGAGTCGGCGACTATCCAGCCCTCCGCGAGGTACCCGTCCACCTCGTCGGGCGGCACGTCCTTGAGGCTGGTTATGTCGTCGTCATGAGGTAGCTGATACTGCTCCGCGGGTTCTGGTCGGCCAGTGCGTCGTGTGTGACGATGACGCTGTGCACCCTGTATCCTTCTTTGTGCCGTGTGTTGGCTTGCTCTATGCTGAAGACTCGGATGTATTTGGGTGGCTTCGCTGGTTCGGGTTGTTTTTCTTTTTCGTTCATTGCGTGTGGGTGTAGGCGGCGGGGGTATTTAAGTGTTTTCCCCAAGTACACCGTCAACCTTATATATTCGACGTGGTTCTTACACTTGTGGATAGACAATGATAAAGGAAAAGAAACTAAATGAAATAAGCCCCGTTATGGGGGTGTTTTCAACGCTAGAGCAAATGATGAACCTATCTCTAGGTGAAAAGCGAGAATGGAGAAACGACGCATTCAACAACAAAGAGGATGATTGGGTTGTGGATACTTGTGTGGGCTTCGATACGGGAACGTGGGAAACAGGGATAAGCCAAGACAAGGAAGAAACATGGACTATAGTTGAACAATACGCTGATAGGCGGGAAGCCGAAATAGGTCACGCCAAATGGGTTGAACTCATGAAAGAAAACCCCCGTAGAGAACTAGAAAGTATAAACATATGGGGAATTTTGTCTAATGGTTGATGTTAAGAGGTGAAGAAAGTGAAAACTGAAAACATAATAAAACTACTCGACGCCGAGCTATTCTTCATACAGAACGAGGAAATGGAAAACACCAAAAAGGAGATACAGAACGCCACGCGGGATAAAGATCAGGGGTATCTTGAAGCCATGCGTAGAGCATACGTTGAATCCAAAGCGTCACTCAACACGATAAACTGGATACGTGAATTATTTGATATGCCTGAATGTTATGGGGAACCTAATGAGTTATGCTCTGCATCTCATCCAGATACAGACGAGGATTGTCCTTACCTCAAAAGGTGTCTCAGAGCATCAAAAATGATTCATGCTAGTTTAACTCAAACAACAACGGGGAAACTAGAATGAGGCTGCACTTTGATTGGGTGGACGGGGTGCATGAAACACTGGACAAAGTGAAAAGCTACGAGATGCTTGACGGCGGGATGATCGTGATCTACTTTGAGGACAGAAAGGCGTGGGTTTCGCCGTACAACTATAAAGCCGTCACAGAAATCTATGATAGCTCTACGTCAGAAAAGATAGAAATCAATACTGCAGAGGAGGCGTCATAGATGGCGAGACACATTCATTATAAGGATGGCTGGTATGCGGTATGGTCAACTATAATAGATGATTATATCACGGAGTGGACGAAGAACCAGCAGGAGATAATCGACTTTTTTGTTCAGGAAGCCGTTGACAAAGCCAAAGATAACGCTGTGTTTGGAATGTGGGAGGCAAGAAAACATGGCTGTAACGCTGCACACCGTTTACGGTGCGATCCATCAACTTTCATGGTCGTATCTAAAGAATCTGAGGATTGATGGCGGACAATGAAATGAAAAAACTAACTCAGTTAGAATACATGGAACACTACTGTAGCCTCGTATCTATTCACTGTAATGACTTGATGAATAAACATCGTTCAGATGAGGCGTGTGGTGAAATAGAAACACTAGCGTTAGCGGTATCCCTATTAAATTCTGCGGTTCGCAGTTTAAGAAACATAATAGTTGATGGTGGACAGCGGTGATAGACGAGTTTGAGATCATGAAGTTCATCGAGGACTCCGAAGAACACCCGGCGATGGAAGACTTGGTAAAGAAATTTAACGTGAACGAGTTAAAACTTGAAGAGTTAACCATGTTTCTGAAAGCCCTGCTCGTCTGCGTCGAAGGAGCCACCATTCTCTACGACTCTAAACACGATGCGTGGCTCCGCCTCGTCAAGCGTAGGAAAAACGACTTCATAAAATTATGACTGTGGGGTGGATTGTTATCATGGCTGATAACTTAGAAGGAAAGGGGGATAACTAAAAAAGCTTATATAAAAGCTTATATACAAGGCATAACCATTGTGAAGGAGGTGAAATAGAGTTTGGAGAGTAAACAAATCGCACAGACAGCCGTCTTCGCGGCTCTATACTACGCATTAGGATTAGTGTTTCAACCGATAAGCTTCATGGCGATACAAGTGCGGGTAGCGTGTGCTTTGATACCCTTGATAGCGTTATTCGGGCATCCCGCGACAATCGGCATAACCATAGGACACCTAGCGTTCAACCTTAACAGTCCACTAGGATTCCTAGACTATCTCAGCCCATTCGTGTTCCTCATACCGAGATTGCTGATACAACATTATGGAATAAAGGCGATGCCAATACATACAATAACAGTCGGGGTTTGGGTAGCTTATGTCTTAAGTAGCCTTGGATGGGTATTATTCCTACCCGCCGCGTTGACCGTGGCTATCGGAGAACTTATAGCCGAGTGGTATCTAGGATACGTATTGCTGTATCAGGCGGTAGAGAAAAGACTGTGAAGTATTCTATTCCCCTAGATTTTTATTTTGTCATGGACGGAACGGAGTTTAAGAACGATCAACAATATGAAATGCTCCCATCCCACAACATCCTTTGTTCAGCATATGGTATAATGAAAAGAGGGCCTGGAAGCTTAGGGCGCTGTAGATCGGCGTATGATAAACTAATTATAGATAGCGGATGTATTTCTGCATGGAAAAAACAAGATGTGGATTGGCTTGATCCAGAAACGCAGAACAAATATGTTGCGGCTACAAAAAAACTAAAGCCAACCATCGTTTGTCATTTAGATTTAACGATGGAACCCCAGTTTCTTAAGATGAACCAAATAACTTCAGAGAAGGCATTAAAAAAGACGGTTGATAACGCTGAACACTTCTTAGAGTTAGATACTGGTGATGCAGAGAAAATGTTTGGTCTACAAGGTTGGAACTTACAAGAATATGCGACGTGTATTCGTGAATATCGCAAACTTGGGTTATTTAAAGATGAGTACATTATAGGTGTTGGTACTACTTGTATGCGTTCTCCTCCAATTCTCTATCAAGTTTATGAATATATAATTCCATTAATCAAAAAAATAAATCCTAATCAGAGAATACATGCCTTTGGAATAGCTAAACCCGAATGGTTATACGAACTTTATCGTCTAGGAATTACAAGCGGAGATAGTGCAACACCCCTTGTCAAGATGATAAAAAGAGAAATATATCCACACATCAAACTTAGAGTTAACCCACTTCCTAAAGATGGTTCGCGGGCTTTATATATATTCAACGCGTGGATATGGTATATGAAACTATGGGGAAAATTTAATGAAAACATAACACAAAAAAGACTTTATGATGGTTTTATATAATCCTTGTAGCTGAAGCACCATAGAAACCCTTTTATAGAAGACACGCCCCCCTGTTAAACGGAGGAACCCGAAACCGCGGATGAATTAAATCCCTGATGTAGAGGTGTGCCCACAGGGAGCCGCTGGAGGACTTCACGGGTCGGTGGTGAAGCCCAGCGACAAATGGAATAGAACCCGTAACCCACCTAGATAGGGGTGGCTGGGATGTCCCTAACCGATGCGCGGCGGGACAATCCTCCAAAACACAGCAACCTTTTTAAACCCCTGAACCCATACCACACACATGACGCTGCTGGAAACCCTGTTCTGCAACACGCTCTACCACAAAGCCAAAAAACTAGAGCGAAAAAACAAACTACTCGAATCACAACTAGAGACACAGAAGAAGTTAACAGAGATGAACCGGAAAAACAGTGAAGCCCTACGGAAACACCGAGACATGTACATTGCACGCCTAGAACATATGCAGCAGGCACTCGACGAAGCCATAACGATACCGACGCTGGAGATACACGTCGAAGACGAGTGGCTGTTCGACCCCTACGACGCGCCGTGGCCTATCGGCGACGTGGTCGCGGCGGATACGGAGTACTACGCGCTGCCCTACGAGACGTGGATGACGGTGCTTCCGATAATACAGGTTGAAACCGTGAAAGCGCGGGGTAAATGGATTAGAGCGATTTCCGACTGCGATAACTGGGCCACGACCATGTACGACTTCATGAGCATCCTCTTTTTGAAGGCGGGGCTCAGGAGGCAGGGGGGCTTCATGGTGGTGTGGAGCCGGACGCACGCGTTTAACGCGTTTATGGATGTGGAGGGAAAGAGTTATATATATGAGCCGCAGAACGGTAAAGTGGTGGGGTGTCTCGACGCTAGTGAGGGGAGCTATAAGCCGCGTAAGATATGGTTCCCCGGAACCACGCCCTACAGCTTAAAGGAAGGGTCATAATGAGGAACGATGAGCAAATCGTGGAAAAAGCGTTTGACGATTGGCGAAACTACTATTATAAACTTGATGGCCCAGATTGGTCTAATAGTGGGGACGTGCTTGAATGGGGGGCACGTCAATATCTCCGCAGATTACTAGATGTTTACCCCTGTAATTGGTGTAACGAGTGGTTCGACACGGAGAAAGAACTATGTGAACATCTTAAAGAACACGGGTATAAAATTGTTGAACATGAATGGAACCAAGGTTATTCTGATTATGGAAAAGTCTATTATATTCCAAAATCTGATAGTTCCGAGCAAAAGATGATAAAGGAGGAGAGGTAATGAGTGAAAAATTTAGAGGTATCTTGAGTAGGTATTATGGACAGAGAGAGTGGTTGAAAGACCTTCACCCAGAAACGTTCAAGGAGCAGAAACACCTTGACAGAGGTTCACCTGAACGTGCTTACTGGCATCATGGATATATGATGGCTATCGGAGACATATTCTTTGGGGCATTCAACGGACCCGAGGATATAGCCGAACAAGTCGTAAAAGACGTAGCGGATGGAAAGGACTTCACCTGCGACGGCACAAGATTTATCCCCCCCTCATGGTATCCTAAAACAACGTTAGAGGAACGAACATCGCGCAGAGACATCAGTAGAAAGGAGCGGGATGAGTTCTATGAGTCTTTATCCGAAACAGCTTAAAGGAAGTGTGAGAAATGAGTGAAATAGAAAGAATAAGGGCTGAACTTGATGATTTGCTAAAGTCTTTGGAAACACAACATTCAGAGTTGAAGGCTACAAAAAAAACACTACAACAGTGGCGTTCCAAAGAAACCGTGATAAGGAATAACATCCTCAATTTTTCCAAGAAAATTAAGGCACTCTACGTTGAGTTGGGTGATTACCTTGAAGAATAAGCAGAGCACCGTAGAGGAGATGGAAGAATGAGAGACTGGGAAAAAATTAAAGATGATCCTTATCTAGTGGAGCGATATGTAAAATACTTGGAGAAGGAATCAAAGGTTAGAGATTGTTTTCATATTAATTCGTTTACGGCACAGATGATGAAGAAGGCATTCTTGGTTTATGGTGAAGATTACGATATATCCCATATTGAGTTGGGGGTTGCCCCTGATAGATGGGTAAAAATAGTCTTTGGTAGACACATACCTGAATGTAGTGCAGGGGAAGCTTCTGATAGTCCCAAGCAAAGCACCATAGAGGCGAAGTAATGGGTCTGTTCAACAAGCTGTTTGGGGCAGAAAAATATTTAAAAGAACAGCCCATCCCAAGCGGACACACGGGGCTCTACCTCAAACTCAGGGAGAGAACCCCGCAGATACGATACAAATATGAAAGATACGACAACCGCGAGGACTGTTCATGGATGTCGCTGACGGCGTACAGCGACGCCGCGCTCTTCAAGCTAATGTTGGACGAGTTCCGCTCTAATAGAATAGACTCGGTAACCGTCTACAACTTAGAGGGGCTACAGGTTCTGGACGCCGTGTTTGAAGACGTTATACGCCCGGCGCTCAGCCGCAGCGTCTTCCGCATCAAGATACATATAAGAGACCCGTCGATCTACCCGGCGTGGCTGAAAAGCGAAACATACAGGTTGATTCAGATGGAGCAGGAGAAAACAGTACAGGAACACAGAAAATGCGTGTTCCTGGACCTCACGTGCCCGTTCTTGAAGCGTATGGAGGTAAGAACTCGGGGTGATCTTGAGCGTTATCTTAAGGTGCTGCCGGACTACTGTAGGAACTGCGGCAACAGGCCTAACCAAACCGAGGGGGAGAGCGAATAGATGCAAAAGAAGATGCAAACGATAGATGAAAAGATAGATGAGTTATTCATAACCACCCCGCGAGAAGTAATAGAGAAAGAAAGACGGCGATTAATCAAATTAAAAAACGCAGGCGATCCCTGGTGGGAAACTCCGGGGCGTTCAAACTGGGCGAGAAGGGCGTTTGGTGAAACTTTAACTGAAGTTCCCGCAGAGGAACTGTTTCCATGGTGGTATGAACCGGAGGTATCGTGTCAAATATGTGGGCAAAGGTTAGGGATAGACGAGCCTATGGTTTCAATGAAGTTCTCTTTCTGCGGAGAGTATGGTTGTGGATTGAATATGCATTTACGTTGTCCTAGACTAGAAGAACTTTATGATGGTTACCGGGAAAAGGTAGGTGGTTAACGATGGTGGATAAATGCCCCAGCATAGATAAAGGAACAGCGTATATGCAGGACGAGGACTTGAAAGCCTTTCTTCCATACAGCAGAGAATACGTGTTGTTCATCGACACTGTGAAGGGGAGAACGGTGGAGGTTCACCCAGACCTTATAAAGCAGATTTATGATGCTCTATCCACAACAAAGAACGAGGAGGAGGATGGCTGATGGATATACTGGATAGACAGCTAACAATTGCACTGGTTTGTGCGGTGTTCCTCGGGCTCGGCGTCACGTGTCTAAGTCTAACCGGGTTTTTTGGCAGAACCACAAATGAACCCGTATCCTATGAACTATACTACGCGTCCGTCCCGTTCGGCGTATTCATGAGCAAAGGAGAATTGGATGGGGTGATGTTTCTCGGCTTTGGAGGTATAAGAGGCGAATTTACAACCAGTGAAAACTATATCCTTAAATACTTTGATGGGGGACAGCTAAAAACGGCTATAGTTGATTCACGGATGTGTCCAATAGTTTGTGACGGTACGTTCAGAGTAGAGATCACTGAGCGGTGTAACATGATGGGGGATGAAGATCATTTGAGGTATTATACCTACGTTGTGTACGTTCCGTCGCTTCCAACGTTAAACCAGACGATGACAACGGAGTGGCAGAGCATTGGCTGATAAACACAGCCACGCCTTACAGTTCGGGGGAGGGGCGACACACGGCGTACAGGATCGAGATTGGCGACGGGGCGGTGTCCAATAGATGAGTTCTGATGCTTCACCCCACAACAGTGATAGGGATGGAAAGATGAACAGAAAGAGAGGTGGGATAACTTTTGAGTGAGAAAACGTTGAAAGAGCTAGAGGAAACAGCACACACCTTCGCAGAGATGTCACGCAACGAAGACGACACCAAAAACCTGTTCTGGCTCGGAATATGGACGGGAATAATGACCGCAGTAGCGGCAGTGAAAGAGGATTCACCCATGTTTAACCAGAAACGTGACGTGGAATGATAACAGACATAGTGTTTGACTCCGACAAAGAAACCCTCTTCGGAAGACCGCCACAAGACAACCCCCAGCTCATAACAGCCTACGACGGTGAAACCGGCGCGGTGAAACTCGAAACAAGCGTAGATGACGGTCGCCGGCTGTGGTACTCCGTCGTCTGCATCCTGTCCGCCTGGACGGTTATACGGGCGGCTAACAGGTTTGACGATATGTGGATAATAGGTAGAAGGCTTCCCTCCTTGTGGGGTAGGCTTTGTGGAGAAAAGGCGGTGGAGGTGTTTAGGTTTCAGCCAAGCCACTGGGGTGGCTTCATCATGGAGTATGTCACAGAAAACGGATATGGTTGATGCAAGAATGAAAAAATGCTATATTTTGTTACGATATGATTGCTGTAAAGACAAGAACTCGATTGAACTTGTAGGATTCGCTAAAACACAAACGGAGGCTTATAACCTTTCCCACGAAACGGCGTTATTTCCAGAATACATAATTAACTGGTTTGGCGTAGACATAAACGATGAGGACTATGAAACAATCCCCTGGGGGTTAACGCCCTTTTATAAATACATGGACTCGATCTTATAGGTTAACCTAGAAGAGTGATAAGATGACAAAATGGTGGGTCGAACTGCATGAGCAGATAATCATAGCGGACACTGAGCAAGAAGCACTAGAAAAATTTAGGGCTTTTCTCAAGGCACTAGGTGATAGCGAAATCTACACCAAAAAAGAAGAGGTTTATTCCAACCCTCAATTAGATGAATACGTTACAATTTGGAAGTATTCTCTAGGCAAACGTCGCCTCAGCGCGGCGCCATCCGATAACTTTATATACCACACAGCGGACACATACGTGACGCAAAGATGAGCGACGAAATAATCTACTGCTTCAACGGAAAAGAATGCATCTACACAAACGAGTGCCCAATGTACAACGCCGCACTCGGAATCTGCCGACTAGAACCCCTCAAAACCTACAGAGTAGAGGGAACCCCCGCGAAAACCAGACAACCCCCAGCCAGAGCACCATCACCGAGGACGCCGGAGAACATCCCCTACCGGGAAGAAATCCCCGAAATCATCTCAACGTGGAACACAAACCAGTACGGCAAATCCGCGAACAGCGCCGACTACCCCGAACTAACAGAAGCCATACGCCGCAGCTACCAGGGACGCCTAGACTACGGAGACTTCTACTTCAAGCTAGGCGGAGACAACGAGAACTTCATCAACTACTCGGAGAGAGCGTTCCGCGACCCGGATGGGCCGCCGAGCGAGGGGCAGGTGAAGCTCGCCGAGAAGCGGGGGGTCGCTGTGCCTGCGGGGGCCACTAAGAGGGAGGTGAGTGTTCTTCTCTCTGAGGCGGAGCTTGAGGGTCGTCGAGGTAAATAACTTTTTTTTCACCGCAACGCTTAAATACCTCATCACTGACACATACAGTGATACATGTGGTATGGAGATAGACACCAACAAACTAGAAGAATGTACGCTATGACGGTTCCGGGGTAACAACCATGAATAAAAAATATATGTTCACGTGTAAAATATGTGGAAAAGACGCCATTCGACAGCACGGTAATCAAATATATTGTAAGCCGTGCGTAAAAGAACTAGGATATTACCGAATTATGAAGCGTCTTCACCCCGAAAAATATCAGGAAATAATTAGGAAAAACAATGAGCGTAGAAAGAGGAAAAACAAATGAAACGCCCAGACTGTGGTACAGCGGTGGAGCGTAGAGGTAGCGTGAGCCACGGTGAGTCTTGAGGATACGCCGCCCGTGCCGCCCAGCGCGTTGGAGATGGGCGACAAAGTGTTCACGCTGCCCCCGGGGAAAGCCAACCTGTTTATGTCGTTTAAAGCGGAGGACGCATACTTTATGAACCATTATAAGGACGGGCTGTACTATTGCGTGGAGCACGTGGCGCCTAACCCGATACATGGCGACAGGGGCGTCATAATCGTGCATTTTGGGCCGATCAGCCGGAGGGACGAGTTTGTCCCGAGATAGGAAAATTTATATAATGTTAGGCATAGGTTAGGGTAGGTCGTTATGCATAACGATGATAATGTTTCGGGGGTTGTCCTTGACCGGGACTGGGAGCGTTTCTATGACTGGACTCTACCGCTTCTGAAGGTACGTAAGACCCGTTACCTGAAGGGAAAAGAGATAGACAGCAAGGTGGAGAGCTACGGCGAGTTTATGCCGATGGGCGACTTCCACATCGGGCACGACGCCCACGCCGTGAACCCGTTTAACGCCTACCTGAACTTCCTGAAAGACCACCCGCACATCATGATCGGGTTGATGGGCGACTATATAGAATATGCTATAAACTCCCCGTATATTCAGAACGAGACACAGCTACCCGACGAACAGATCGACCACTTCGTGAAGGCGTTGAAGCCGTTCGCGAAGCGAATAAAATTCATCCTGTGGGGGAACCACGAGGAGCGGTACGCGCGTAGCACCAAGTCTAACAGGCTGATACCGGGGCTCGCGCGGGAGATCGGTGTGGGTGAGGACTGCTACGTGGGCTCCCCCCAGCGCGGCGTAAGCTTCGTGTTGAAGGCGGGGGAGAAAAAGTATGGGTGCTACGCGCACCACAGCCGATCCGGGGCGGTGATTAACAAGACGCTTCAACTCCGGCGCAGCGGCTCAAACATCCGGGCGGCGGTTATCATGCACGGGCATACGCACCACCTCGGCTACGAGCAGAGAACCATCCGTGAACTCACGGAGAACGGACGCGTGACTCGACGCCAGTGGCTTGTGTCTACGGGGTGCTTCATGAAGGACGCGGGGTACGCGGAGGCTAGGAGCTACCCGTTGAACGTGGTGGGTGCGCCGCTGCTCAGGTTCTACGCGGATCACGGGAAGATCGAGTTTGACGATATTTCGACGGAGTACAAGGATTATCTTGTGAGGGGCGGCATAGCGTTCCCCGGCGCGAGGGTGGGTGTGGTGAACTGGGATGGTATTCGTAAAATAGAAAAGTTTGGGGTTCAAAGAAAATGTCTTTTGTAGAAATAGAGAAGATAAACAGGGGGTGGGTTAGGATACATGAAAAGGGGTTAACCATCTCAAAGGATATTCGAGAGAAACATTTTAAAAACAAAAAAGTTAAAATTTTTTTTGATGAAGATAACTTGTTGTTAGGTTTAAAGCCTTCGGCGGAAGGGTATAAAATGTCAAACTATGGATTTATAAAATGTGCCAAACTGCCAAACATTGGAACCGGGGAGCATCGGGCGGTTTGGTCTTCAGAGAAAAACATGATCATACTAGATTTAAAGACAGATGAGTAGCCCCACACTAGCCCCACCAAACCCTTTTAAACCAGAGCCTAATCTTCATCACCGCAAACCTCACCGACAGAATAGAAACCCTGGAAGAAGCCAACCACAAAAGTTAAATACACCCACCCACCAACCATACACGGGGAAAATGAAAGCCCGAATAGAAACAACATACCGGTACGGAACCATATTCGAGGTATGGGCCCCCGTCCACAGGTGCAAAACCCTAGACCAGGCAGTGCAGTATTGCGCCGACGAAGGCTACGCACTAGACCCGGAGCTGGTGGAGCACCTGCGGACAGTCTACACAGTCGAGCCGGAGGAGGACAGGGAGTACAGTGTCAGGTGGTGACGTGCACCTCGGCTACGGGTACCTGCTGGGGATAGTGAACCTTGTTCGCCGTGAGGTGCGCTGTGGGGGTGATCCTCGCGCCGTCGTTGAGGCGGTGGAGGAGCTTGTGTATTGTGAGCGGGTCAGCGAGATGCTCAGGGAGTTCAACCTAGAATGATGGAGAAGAGGGTTAGAGACAAAATCTTGGAGGTAGCTAGAGAACACGGCGACGACCTAGAAGGCTTGGCCCATGGAGCGTTATGGGGGTACGTGCTGGAACACGGTGAACGATTCGCCTCGTTCTTCGGTGAACTCTATGCGGAGGGAGACACAGTTCAGATGTTCACGTTGCCGCTGAAAAAGTATTGCCCTCAATGTGAGATAAACCTGATAAATCTTGCTCACTGCCGAGAGTCTAAGCCAAACAAGTATGATAACAAGATGGTTCTTACGTTCCATCAGGACTGGCTTGGCGGAGATGTGTGGCATCTTCATAAGATAGAGTGGGGTGACTACGGAAAATGACTGTTGAGGAGGGGCAGCCGCTCTTCGGGGACTCTGCTCGGAGGCACTGGGAGTACGTCAGGGAGGCGGTTCGGGATGGGCGGGACGAGGCGTCGTGGATACACCTTACGGTTCGGGACTATCTCGCGGCTATCGGGTTTCACTATGTGACGGCTATGGAGCACGGGTATAAACACGGGGTGCACGACTGCCCCACCCCGACAAAGAGGGGGATGATAAAGCGATGACGCCGTTCGAGCGGTTTGGAGTTATATATTTATTGTGGAGAATATTTCTTGAAGTATCTCCTTCCTTAAGTGGTCTCCCGTGGTGGATGAAGGGCGGTAGCGGGCTACTTGTTGGCGGCATCTACGCGTTATTTGGGGGCGAATGTAAATGAGTTCAGATAATTCATATTCAGCAATGATAGATGGGGGACTTTTAACGCTTCGGGGGGAGTCGCCGTGACCCAGTGGGCGATAAACCACATAGAATGGGTCGCGTTCCTAGACCTCAGAGAAAAAGTGTTCAAAGCCATAAAGGAAAACCTAGAGATAGATTGTTACTGTAAACCATATGAGGGGCGGTTTGAGGTAACATACGCGTTACCGAGTTATTTCGAGGAACGAGACGAAGAAAAAGCAGAGTGGAGAATACGTTTAGCGTGTTATTTCGTAGGCCCAAACCGGGGCGGGGAGTGGTGCGGTGAAACGTTTGGGGACGCCTTGTTTAAGGCGGAGCAGGATATTAATGAATGGTTGAAGGATCACGCGGAGTGGCTGGAGAGGGTCAAAAATGATCCAAACTGGATAATATGATGGAGGATATGGAGAAAAGTCACGGTTGTTGACGAAGATGGTGGATGACAGGATAGACTCTAAAGAAAAAATACTAAGTTTCATCGCTAGACTTATCGATTACGCTGTTGAAACACGGGAGTGGAGGCATGACCACGAGCAAACCGGCGTATGCACCCCGTTAGAGGTTTTAGTTAACGAGTTAGCTTCTCTTCACCTGCACATATACCACGACTTCATGACAGAGGCAGAATAATGACAAAACATAATGCGTTTAACAGCGTCTACGACTGGCTTGTAGAGAGATGGAAACCCGGGCCAAACCATCAATCCATCTACATGATGACACAGGTTAAAACGAATGAAATTCTTGGTTCCCCGGAACTGAAGAAAACGTTATTCAAATCCATGAACGAATGGGGGTTTCATCAGGAGAAGATTGGGTCTAAATACTTTGCTTACTGGGTAAAGGAGTTTCCTGATAAGACAGCAAAGTTTTTTTGTTTAGGTGGGTCTGAAAAAGAGTTTACTGAAGATGAGGTGGAGGAAATAAAAGTGTTTTCGGCTGTCATAATATCTAATGCAGAAATCGAGATACCGTTGGAGAAGCGGCTGTGCGGGAAAAACCGTTACGAGTACCATAAACCACGGATTAAAAAAGTTTCAAGGGCTAACACTGACCCTTGCCTTCAACAAGACGACGCACTGATAGCATCCTTAGAGAAACACAGGGAGAGGTCAACATGAGAGAGGGCGAAAGGACATGAATCTAAGTTTAGCTTATTGGAAGCGTGAGAAGAACTTTAGAGCCCAAGATAAGGGATATGTTAGAGAACCTGAGGGCTTTCCCATTAATTTTCTATTCAGCCGTCTTAAAGATGAGGTAAAAGAATTAGAGGAAATGATCGAGGGCTATTATAGCCAAGATTTTAGTTATGTTGGGGAAGATCAAAATCTCTGTATCACTCAAGAATGCGCTGATGTAAGCAACCTCATTGATTACATTCATGCCAAAGTCATCGGGCATATTCCTGACAAATATATCCCAAAGGAGGATGTAGGATGACTAGACCAGACTGTAAATACCCTAGTATTGACTGTGAATTTAATTATGCTGATGAGTTCGGTGATCCACTAAACAAGTGTCACCATGAAGGCGGCTGCATCTTCAAGGTCTACCCAGATGAAAACGAAGAGTGGGGTTTACAAAAAGCCCTTACGCATAGTCCATTCTGGACCCTCTGGGGTTGTGACAGTAAGAAGAAGGTAGTTGTGGATGAAACAATAATCATGGCTATCAAGGCATGGGCTGGAGATTCAACTGAGCCGAATAGTGGACTATACAAGAACCCAGAGGCTATGTTCAGCGCACTTGACTTGATTTACTGTCTGCTCGATGAAGCCCAAGAGGGCCCCGTAAAAGTATCAAAAGATAAGCCCTATTCGGCTGCACCTGGAACGTGGGAAATCTCACAAATAGTATCCATTAACCCCAACGAAGTCAGGAGGACAATAGAATGATTTTCTCAATAGCTGATCACATTGACCAAATCAAGGCGGGCACAAAGACACAGACACGCAGGCCCTCAGACCGGTACCAGGTAGGCCGGCTATACGCGATTCAGCCCTGGCGGGGCAAGAAGGGCATACCTGACGGCAAGATATTGATCACTGCTAAGACTGAGGAATACAAGTCAGAGAACCCAATCTGGGGGCATATTCGGAAGTGGCAGGCGTCGGCAGAGGGCGGCTATACCCCAGAAGAATACGAGAAACTGTACGAGTCGATGTACCCCGGCTGGGAGAAACGGTACGCCTACCTCTTCGAGTACTTCACCACAGAGGAACTGGAGTTGATGGACAAAGCCCCTGATGCGGTGTTCGCATTGTACAAATCCAGAAAATCCCAGCAGAAAGTCAGGATCCACGGCGGCAAAGCTGAGGACATGAGCCCTGAACTTAAAGCCGTCTTATCCCAGCAATTACGGTCCACAAAGGTGGAAGAAAAATGAGTGACTACAAACACGACGAAATTAAGTTTGAGGTCTATGTTGGTGACAGCGGAAAACCCATGCTTAATGTCTTCCTGAAAGATGGGCATTGGTTCACAGTGCACCCAGCCCCAAGAGTAAAAGGTATGGGGACGGTGCATCCCAAGGTCTATGAAAGGATCTGGGGAGAACCTCTGCCCTCTATTTCTTCCACAGAATCCCAGCCAACTCGGGACCGCACAATCTAAAGGAGAATAGGAAAATGGAAAAAAAGACACCCCTAAAAACCCGCGCTGAGGAATATGACTACATCGACGATGAGACAAGTGAATACGTAAAGTACAAGGTACAGGAAAAGCAGATAATAAGTTTCTATCTCGGCCCCTTCGG